CGTCAACGGGACGCGAGAACCGGACTGGCGTTGACAATCCATAATGGTTGCGAACATTAATCGTTGTGTCGCCAAACGTCCCTGAGCCGGGCGTTTTCTTCAATGCGATGGTTTTAGCGATTTCAGTCGCGTCCCCGCCATCGACGATCATGGCAACCGAGTGCGGCGGGATACCGTTGATGTCCGTTTTATGGGTGTCATTCTCAAACCCGCGTAAACGGACAACGCCCGGTATCAGACTGATGGCACCGTGCATACCATCGAGCACCGTTCGGGATGGCAGTGCGACCGATTTATGTTGGCGGATACGTAACGCGCCGTCCGGTTCAATGGGCGCGCCCGCCGTGGCGCCATGTGAATTAGTGACACTCTGCCAGCCCCGTGTCGGTGTACCGATTATATAAATGTCGCCCGGTGCAGCGGTGATCGCCCCCAGTTTTTGACAGGTCGCCGTGACGGTTACCGTACCCTGCGTACCTATTGTGACGGTATCGGGCAACGCCCACGGATTGTTGTTCCGGTCACGCACCAGACCGTTTTTAACCACCGTGCCGACCTGACCCACCAGCGTAATATCGGCCGTCGAGCGGGTGGCTGCATGGCGTGACAATCCGTTAATGGCGACGTTGTTAGAGAGCGCAGCGCCGCTGGACGTACGGGGCTGTAGGTGTTATAGGACTCAATGACCATGTTATTGGCGTCGTGAAGTGCCAGAGCATAAATGGCGATCATCTGACCGTCTTTACTGTCCGGCTCTAAATAGGCATCCTCGCCGTAAATCTGACGAAAATACCCGGTGAGCCGCTCCAGTATCGTCGGGTAATCAGGCGCAGTGATGCCGCTCGCGGTGATTTTGGCCGCAAGCCCTAATGTGTCTAGATTAAGCATAATTTACCGTTCGCTGGTTACTGTGGTTTTGCCGTAGCGGGTGTTGATAGTGGCGGTGATAGTGATCTTTCGGGTGTCGGGATCACGTCTGGCATCAAGTGAGGTAATTTCAGTCACGCCCTCCGTACCCAGAATATGCTCGCGAATTGCCATCGCACTGGCATAGTTTTTTTCCAGTACCGCCTCGCGATAGGGTGTTCCCTCTGCCGTATCCAGAAACCAATCCCCGCGCCATAAGTTGAGCCGCGTTTTAACGGCCTGTGCGACAGCTTCGGGTGAGTTGGTCAGAAAGGTACTATCACCCTGCCCGAAACTGTAATCGCCGTTGCTGTCCTCTCGTCGGTATCGCATTATTGAGGTACTCCTGTGGTTCCGCCGCCTGTTTCAACGCCGCCATGTTTGTGTTTCATCTGGCTAACGCCACCCGCTATCACATCATTTTTCACATTAATGGGGCCATTCATTGTCGCCATGCCACCACTGGCACCCATACCCTGTGAAAGATTACCGTTAATGGTCACGTTGCCATTAAGCACAATCTCGGGTGACGTGATTTCAGTTCCGCTATCCGCCGTTGCGGTCAGTTTGCCGGGCGTTTTGACCGTGATGTTATGACTGCCGGGAGACAGTTCAATGTAGGCCGCACCATCGTCTGTTCTCAATTGTGCCGCGCTGGTGCTAACACCTGATATTCTCCGAGCCTGAGACTGAGGCCCCACAATCGCGAACCCATCCGATAAATTGTGCTGGCGAGGGTCTACGGGTTCCTGAACGCCGCCGTTCTGCCACCAGTAATCAATGCAACGGTCAGCGAAAATCACCAGACATTCATCACCGGGTTTAACAGGGAATGTCAGCGTCACGCCACCCCCACGCGGGAAAATGACAGGCACGTCCACCAGCAAGGGGAGTGCCACCGATTCCGTCTTGCCTTCGCTGTCCGTGACTTTCCAGCGTATCGCCGGCTGGGCAGTCACGGTCACCGCTTCGGCATTAAATGACTGAATAATGCAGGGTAATGCCACATATAGCCCGGAACTGATCGCCGCCTGCATTAACAGGAACGGCGTTTCGGGCTGGTTGATTCGTTCATGGTTAGTGATCATTGTTGTCTCACATCTGCCTGTAGTGCGGATTGGTTCATCAATGTCTGGTCGCTCTTGGCTACACAGATCAGCTCCATGTAGTACATGGTCTCGCGGGTATCACCGAAATAGTTGACGTTGATAACCACATAGTCACCGTCTGCGTCAATGGGTGCAGGCTGTTCTCGTGACCCCGAATTGCTGTCCCCCTTCGCAATGCCGCCCGTTGATATCCCCGCCATATTGATGGACTCGTTATCCAACCGGATTAATGTCCCCGGTCTGATTTTAGCGTCAATGAGACATTTAACATTGATCCCGCCGCCGATGGTCTGCTCCGGCATCCCAATTAACCCGGTTTTATGGGTCAGTACCACCGCCTCGGTGAGATAGGTGCGTTTAGGGATAATGTGACATTGCCCATCTTCATAACGCCAATCAGCGCCGTTCTGTTTAGCCAGATTAGATAGCTCGTCGCGGTGCATGCCGAAGAAGACTTTTCCCCTTGGCGCTACTGTTTTTTGGAATTCCGGCCTGAGTCCGGTGAATATCCCGTATTTCTCAATATCCCGCATCAGTAATCGATCCACATCTTCTTGCGTGTAACCCGCCGAGATCGTGATATTAATCACCCCATCGTTATAGGGCTGGTCGCCGTCCTGTGCCTGTATGACGACATAAGTATCAGTGGGGCTGTCTCGCCCGGTGTAGGTGTACTGGATTTGACCGAAAAATATCTGTCCCGAGTTTCCGCGATAGCCGGCATTGAATTTCAGAATTTTGTACTCGTTCTTGCGAACCTTCTCCCGTGTCTCATTGTTCAGGTTATAGATTTTGAAAATACCCGTAGCGGGAAACTTGAAACTGGGTCGGGTGATATTAAACTTTATTTTCAGTTCGGAAAGATCAATACCTTCACCTTGCTCATCGGCAACAATCAGGCTGCACTCGCGAAGCCATTGTTTTGACATAGTGACCTCGTAGAAATAAAAAAACCCGCCTTTTTAGCGAGTTGGTTATCGGGTAGGCTGGATATTACAACGGTACGACTCCAGTAATCGCAATGTAATAATCTTGGGGGATGTTGATGCCGATGTTCTTACCACTTGATCCTTTACGGAGGCTTTCGATATAGTCGCGTGCAGCGTTTCTAGCTTGCTGCATAAAATAATCAGCCCCGCTAGTACTCATGTCAATATCTAAAGGAATCGAAGTGTTGAAAGATATTTTATTAACATATCGATCGATATTCTGCCCATAATTGTTTTGCAAAAACACATTAAAAGTAACAATATAACCGCTCATACACACCTCCTTTTTTTAGTCCAATACACCCTACCCTGAGTATTTTCTTTTTGCTATTTGATTAATTAATCGCCAACAATAAGGTTTGTTTTCCAAAATAAGATAAAACCCCTTGACGGGGCTATTTGCTAATTCTGCAACGTGCACTTTGCCACCGTTACGCTTGTCTCATCGCCTTTCCCTTCTCTTTTAATGATAGCAACCACCCCTACAGGTTCATCAATAGCAAGAATATATATATCGTCCCGCGTCATCATGGCGTAAACGTTTTCGGTAGATCCTTTTCTAAGGTTTAGCATAAATGGAGTCACGATCTTTGTTCCATTGTGGAAAGTGACAAACATCCGCTTAGAATCACTATGTTTGTCACTTTCGATAGCAAGGGTGGATTTCCCTATAACAGGTAGAGAGTCAAGGGTCTTATCCTTAGTACGCTCACTGTATGGGTATATGTTGCAAGAATATCGACCATCAGTTGCTAATATATTGAAATTTTTATCTCTATATACCCCGAGCTCATTAGGTGCGGCACCCGCTACCCCTGATAAAAACAGCAATACAGCAGCTATTTTCTTTAACATTGTAACTCCGTCGACCATTTATTTAACAATCATAATGAAATGAAGTATAGCCTGTTGTTTTTACCTAACTCTTCCCCGTTTGTCTCATTTTTGGGATCATCACAATAAAAAATCAGCGAACCATTAAAACCCAAATAACGGTGTTGCTCCAGAATATCTACGCCAAAAACTAACGGGATACCCATTACTATTGGCTCGCTATTAGGTTGCATGATATCCAATATCCACCCAGCACAACCCCGCCACTGTAAGCGCATCCGGTAGTTAATGCCGCCTAGTTGAATATCAAATTGTTGATTTTCAGCCTGTAACGGGATCTCGACAATGTTCATTTAAAACGCTCCAACAGTTTCTCACCAAACTCTTTAGCATGTATAAATAAGCTTTTATTTTCCTTGGGAGCAATCGGTGTTTTAGTCCCTTTATCAATAGCCGGAGAAGTATCCAAGGGGTATTTCATTCTCTCTGGTGGGGCGGTAACTGGGGTTGTTTGAGTTTCTACAATAATCACCTCACGCAAAGTCAAAGTTACCATGAGGACATTTTCAGAGGTCTTATCGGTTGTCACTTCTATCGCACGGATCAGCATGTTTTTATACTGACGCTTCCCCGTGGTCACATCGAACGGCTCTTTAGAGGCTTTCAGTTTCAATAACTGTTGGTATATCTCTTTGGGGCTTTTCCCTAATGTCGCCCCGGTATCGAGATCAAACAGCTTAATTTTTGAGGTATCAAAGCCATCAATCAGCGAGCCACCACCCGCAAAACCAATTTCCATCGTGACCTCTGAGGGCTTGTCATAGGCGTGGTCACTGATAGCAGCACCTCGCTGTACCGGATGCTCAGTAATCTCTGTTGAGTCCATGTGCTTTTCGGAGATCACCACACTCGGCACTATCATCTCAATCTTTCTCGTATTCTGAGAAAATAACGTCGATAAAATATCCATAATCAGCTCACCTTGGTTTGCAGACTGCGCACTAATATTGCGTTGGCGCGTTGTACGGACTCACCTGTTAGCGCCGCGGCCTCGTGCGGGGAATCAACGCCATTCACATTGATATTATAATAGGGTGCAATTGTCGTTTGATTGGGTTGATTATTGGCTAATAACTCCAACCGCTTAGGCGTGTAACCGGTATGACTCAGCATGTTATTGATATTCGCTGTCGCGTTATCAAACATCCGTGGGTCAAAGTTGAAATTGCTGTTTTTAGCCAATGCTTTTGTCGGGGCGGGTGCACCCGCAATTGCAGCC